GCAAACGTTGCGTCCGTGCCGGAGTATCCCGCAAGGGATATTTGTGTGTCAATCCGTTTGAGGATATCTTTTGGCGGAAACGTGTATCGAACCCGGTCGGAGGACCGGATTCGGCGCGAGTATTACCCTGTTCGGGATTTTTGCGGGAGCGTTGCTTTGGCTAGAAGCGTGCCGACGAGCACCTGACTGCAGAGCATCAGGGCGACGTCGAGCCACGCGATCGTATTGATATACGTCGCAGCGAGAAAGGAGATCGACGTTGCGGGAAGGAGGCGAATGAAGCCTCGCTGTAACGAGCCTGCTCGTTTGGATCGGCAGGCATGCGCCCGGATCGTGGCTGACAGATCGTCGAGTTCGTCGGCGATCTGCGCTGCAACCGCCGGATCAATGCCCTTCGCTGTTACGCTGACTGTCCCATCTGCATGAAGCAGAACAGTAGCAGCAGCAATTGCGGGGTCGCGATCATGCTCTTCTATCCGATCGCATAGATACTCCCGGATCGTTTTGCGTCGGGTAGCGAGCGCGTCGCCTTCGTAAGACTGAAAGGGATAGACGTTACCCGCTACGCTTTCCCGGCCCTCGTTTCCTGGTCGTGTCGTTATGTATTTCATCAATGCCCAACGATTCGTTTGATAATTGTCGTTGAGCGATCCGTCCGGCACGCAGCTGCTGCTGCCGGCTGGGTGCTACCTTCTTTGAGACGGAGAGAGATCCATCAGTCTCGACTTTCGTATCGCTGGCCTGGCTGAGAACGAAGTCGATGTAGCTTGTGATTTTAGCCTGTTCCGTTGCCGGCAATGCTGCGAAACGCGCGCGGTCGTATTGCAAAGTCGCCTTCGTGTCTGCTTCGTCTTCGAGTAGTTCGGCTGCGCTCACGCCAATCGCGTCGGCGAGAGACTCAACGATGCTGACTTGCGTGTCGACGTTGCCTGCGAGAACTCGTGCCACGGAGCTTTGTGAAATCCCGGCTCGCCTCGCGAGCTTCACCTGCGTCTCGACGGCTGGCACGGTGCGCATATAGCGGCGGATATTCGCGGCGAGAACTTCGCGGATGGGCTTCTTGGTCATGCGCAAAATATTGCCCAAAGTGAAATTCCCCTGCGGGATAAATGGGGCGGCTTTCCGGTTGCGGAAATATCCCCAAAAGGATATTATCGCGCTACGAATTGACCGATGAGGTATTCCCGTGCGGATAAACCAGGAACCAATGCTTGCGACCGTCCTGCGCCGTCTGGATCAGGCAAAAGGCGCATGGCCGGACATTGCCAGGGAAAGCGGGGTGCCGTATCAGACCCTGACCAAGATCGCCTGCCGGATCGTCTCCGATCCGCGCGTCTCGACTGTTCAAACCCTGTTCGACTACTTCGCGGCCCACGCGGAGCAGTCTGCGCTTACCGATCGCGCTCACACGGCGCACTGACGGTTTCTTGAACATGGCGTTTGTCGATGGTCGGGTCATGTTTGCATGGTACGGCGACTGGACCACGGTAAACAGAATGAAAAACACCCAATCCAAAGAATCGGGGTTGCAATGACGTGCCGATACAGTGGGACCGAATGGCTCGACGTGCTTTACACGTCGGTCCGCAATACGCCGGGGGGCGTGGCAGACGCGGCGAACTTCCTTACCTTGCGTCGCGGTCGTGGGATCGCCCCCGAATCGTTGCGGCTGCGTCTGCGCGGGGAGGGCGAAAACCGCCTCTCTATGGAGATGTTCGAGCTGCTCATCGAGTGGATGCAGGAGAAGAAGGAAAGCGCTCCTTTTGCACTTGATCCGTTGCATGCCCTTAACGAACGCTTCGGGCTGATTGCCGACCGTTGCGTCGCACTCGCGGACGACTCCGACGACCAGCAGGATGTCGAGTCGCTCACGCGCGCGACGCTGCATCTGCAGGCGCACGTCGGTGAGGTCGCCTCGGAAGTCGTGCGTGCAGTGGCCGACCGGCGCATCGATATCAATGAGGCGGAACAACTGACGGTTGTCAGCCGCAAGGGGCAGCGCCTCTTCGAGCGCCTTATCCGCACGGCGGGCCGACTTTCCAGACTCGGCCGCAAGTAACTGATGCGGCATTTCCCGATAGAACGCTGCTGCAACGGGGACCGCGCACGGGCACAGCTCGCATGCGACGGCGATCGACGCTTCGCATGCGCGATGCGTCAGCTTGCAGATGCCGCGCGCACCGATCCGCAACGAGTCGGCGCATTCCTCCAGCCCCTCTTTTTACCTTTCGCCGCCGACATGCTTCTACAGGCCTGTCGGTCACTCGCGCTCGTCGACGTCTGGATTACCTGTGCGGCCCGTTACTGCGCGGCGTTGCCGACCAGGGATGAGCGTCGCAACTTCTTTGGTTATGTCCGCTGGCACGTCGACGATCCGGAATATGCCCTACTCACGGAGCGTCACGCTGCCGAGTGGCATCAACTGCGCGCAGCCCGCGCAACGGGGACAAAGTGACTTTGCACCGTGTCAGTTCCTTGCTTCGCCGCCGTAACCCGACACCACGGCGGGCCTCTTCAGGGCGGCAAATCTATGTCGCAGGACGCGCCGCGTGGCGCTCCTTCTCTCATCAACGCGAACTCGAAAGGAGAATTCTCGAATGTCTTCGCTAGACCAGATCGTTTCCCAACTCCAGTCGGCGGGCCACCCCGCGCTGCCCGACGGACATCCGGTCGACGACGGCAAGCCGCATCGGTACGGACAGGGCAAGAAATACTGGTACTCGCTGCACCGGATCGAGCGCGGCGGGCGGATCCTCGGCTATACCGGCGCCTTCGGCCGGTGGTCCGGTAACGACAATGGCGCAGAGCCGTTCCAGTGGAACGGTGAGGCCCTGACGCAGGAAGACATCAGCGCGGCCCGGCAGCGACAGGAGGCGGCAGAGCGTGCCGAAGCGGAAAAGCGCACACATGCGGCAAAGATGGCGGCGAACCGTGCACGCAGCCAATGGCAGAAAGCGTGCGACGAAGGATCGTCAGCCTATCTGGAGCGCAAGCAGATCACGCCCGAAGCCGTGCGCTTCGATACCGACGGCACGCTCCTGGTGCCGATGTTCCAGTACGCGGATGGCATCCGCCTCGTTGGCTTGCAGAAGATCACGCCGGACGGCGCAAAGCGGTTCAACAAGGGCATGGAGAAGAGGGGCACCTCCTTCCTGCTTGGCGATATCGCAACGGACGACAGGGTTGCCATGATCGCGGAGGGGTATGCGACCGGACGCTCGATTCGCATGGCGACAAACGAGGCTGTGCCGCTGTCCGTGTGCTTTGACGCGGCCGGCATCATGCCGGCGGCGCGTTATCTGCGCGACACATACCCGGACCTGCATCTGCTGGTCTGCGCGGATGACGACTGGAAGATCGAGCAGCGTCTGCGCGAACATCTTGCCGACGAGTTCGGCTATAGCGGCGAGCTGGTGATCGGCGGTGCCGCTGTGCGTGTCGAGATGAAGAATACCTGGTACATGGTACGGGCGCAGTTCCGTAGCGACGATCAGGGCGTGGGCTTCATCGAACTGAGCTACGGCAATGACGTGATTCCTGAGCGCAAGAAGCGTTTCGAGAACACCGGCCTGAAATACGCATACGAAGCGGTTGCGAATGTGGGTAACGCGAGTGTGGTGTTTCCGCTTTTTGCCGATCGCGGCGACCGCAAGTTGACCGACTTCAACGACCTGCATTGCGAGGAAGGGATCGAGGCGGTCAAGGCGCAGATCCAGTCTGCGTTGCTTGCGGCCCTGGCGCCGGCTGCAGACGAAATCCCGGCGTTTGCGCACCTGCATGCAGACGAACCCACACACCTTACCCATCGCGCTATGCGCGCAGAAACAGATTTAGCCGCAACGTCCGCTGGCGCTGCGCAGGAGGAGTGGGACGGTCGCGAATCGGAGAACGGTGCGCACACGTGGGAAATGAAGCTCGCACGTACCGACAAGGGCACGCTGCTGCCCACGCTCGGTAATGTTCACCTGATCCTGTCGAATCACAAGGCGTGGCAGGGCGTGATCGCTCAGGATGATTTCGCGGGCCGCGTCGTCAAGCGCAAGGTGCCTCCATTCCAGCAGGGCGAACTCGGCGAGTGGTCGGACATGGACGACATCCGCTGCGTGCTGTGGCTCTCCCAGGCGTACGGCATTGCAGTCCGTCAGGACATCGTCATGAGCGCCGTGCTGCTCGTCGCCGATCAGTATCACTATCATGACGTCCGTGAGTACCTCGAAGGGCTTGCATGGGACGGTACGCCGCGTGTGCGCTCGTGGCCTGCGAGATACCTGCACGTCGGCGACAGCGAATACGTGCAGCTCGCCGGCATGAAGTGGATGATTGCCGCCGTCGCACGTGTCATGCAACCCGGCTGCAAGGCCGATAACGTGCTGATTCTGGAGGGCAAGCAGGGGTGGGGCAAATCGACCGCACTGGAAGTCCTGGCCGGCAAGCCGTGGTACACCAACTCGCCGATCCGCATCGGAGAGAAGGATACGTATGCGGTGATGGCGGGCAAGTGGATCATCGAGCTGGCCGAGCTCGACTCGCTCAACAAGAGCGACTCCTCGGCCGCAAAGAGCTTCTTCGCGACCGAGACGGACCGCTTCCGGAATTTCTACGGCAAGCGGGCGACCGACGTGCACCGGCAGGGCGTGTTCGCCGGTTCGGTGAACTTCGACACTTACCTCAAGGATGAGTCGGGCAACCGGCGCTACTGGCCGATCCGTGTCGGTGGCCCGGTCGACATCGAAGCCCTGCGTCGCGACCGCGACCAGTTGTGGGCAGAAGCTGTTTATCTGTATCGCAAGCGCGTGATCTGGCACGTGACTGAAGAAGAGCGACCCCTGTTCGAGATCGAGCAGACCGAGCGCTACGAGGGCGACGTGTACGAAGACAAGATTGCGCGCGCAATCGAATACTCGTCGCGCACGACGATGGAAGAGATCCTCGCCGATGTCCTGAAGCTCGACACCTCCAAATGGACCCTTCCTGAGCAGCGCCGCGTCGGCAAGGCCCTCAAATCCCTCGGCTGGTTGCGCAAGCGGGAGTCGACGGGCAAGCGCGGCTGGTACTACGTCCCTGAAGAAGAGGCGGCTCCTGCTGCCGTTGAGGCCGCAGCCCTGGTAGCCGTCGCAGCCGGTGACGATGATGACAGCCCGCTCTGATCGTATGGCAATCAGCGACACTCGCGAATGTTCAATTCTTCGCGCCATGCAGCGCGCTGCGCTCGCCCCTGTGGCGCGCTACTGCGCCAGCGTCGGCGCGCTGCCGGATGTATCGGGAAGCGACCCATGTCCCAACGTCCCAAGGGTCGCTTTCACGTGTGTGCGCAGGCATGCGACGTGTGCGACGTGGGCAGGACGCATGTCGCGCGTCGCGCCCGCACTCCCGACCTTTTCTCCTTGGGACATCAGGACATCAGGACATTGGGACATAAAGGGGGAAACGATGAGTGAACTGAAGGAAAGAGCCGGAATTGCGATGAATGTGCGCGTGCAGCTTGCGGACGTCGCACCTGATCGCCAAGTAACTTTGGGTGCGCTCGCGATGGTCGACGAGCTCGGCAATATGCTGTGGCACATGAAGTACGGGCAGGACTTGCGGCGACGTGCGCTGCATCGTGCATCGCTACTGCTTGCATCCAGAATCTCGGACGGCAACCGTTATCGACGTGGGAAGTCCGCTGGTGCAAAGTTTCGGGACGCGAAGCGTGACGGCGAAGTCGCACCTGACGGGCCGTCGCTACTTGTGCGGTTCGCTGAGCGCGCGATCATGGAATGGATTGCCGACCAGTGTTCGGTATGCGGCGGTCGGGGCATGCGCGGCGGTGGCGGCAGAATTGTCCGGCGCGTTGATTGCCAACCATGCCGGCCGGTGCGCGATGCAATCGACGCGCGTCTGCGCTTTTCCCGCTGGCCGATCAATGATCGCGTGTCTTGCCCGACATGTTTCGGGAAGGGCTTCTATGAAGAGCGACCCTTCGCCGAGGTGCCGCATCTGTGCACGCATTGCGGCGGCAGCGGCAAGGAGCCGGTCAATGCCGCAAAGCGTGCGCAGGTACTTGACGTGCCACTCGATCAATATCATCGGCGATGGGCTGCCCGCTTCGAATGGGTCGGTGCGATCCTCACGCAGATCGACTCGATCACGGAGAGTCAGTTCAAGCGAGGGTTGCGTCGTGCGTAGCAGTACTTGCGTTTCGGTAAGCACACGACTAGACTCGCGTTCGTTTGGTCAACAAACGAATTCGCTGGCACCGCGCGTTAGTCGTGCAACCTCAACGGGACAAAAGAAGAATTAACGGAGCCTGCTGAGTACGGGGGAGTCGTTCGCCCTGAATTTCCCTGAAGCCCTGAGCGCGTGAGCCCTCGGGGCTTTTTGTTTGTGCGTTGCAGTCGGTGATCCGCGCTGATCCTTTCTGGACAAGGGTTTGCGGCCTGCTGGGCTCGTCTCCATTGACGCCGGGTCGCGCGATGTTGCTCAACTGCAACAGGCCGGGGACCCTGAAGCCGTCGCCTCAAGCGGGGCACTGGACCCGCGTGTTTTCGCTAGCCAGACTGTTCCGAAGTTACTCAACAGTCAACACCGGTTTGTTGACTGCTTCTGTTGAATTCCTGTTTACCGTGTTTACCGCATGGCTCAAGCCCTCGAACAATTTGTTAAGAAGGCCGACTACGCGCGCATGCACGGTTGGCATCGTTCATATGTCAGCAAGCTGCAGCGCGAGGGTCGCGTCGTGCTGTCGGCCGACGGCAAGCTCGTCGACTGGGCGGCGACCGATCAGCTGATCGGCGACACATCGGATCCGAGCAAGCTGGGTGTCGCCGATCGATGGTCGGAACACAGGCAGGAACGTGATGTACGTGTCGAGCTGCGGTCAGCTACGGCGACGACGACCGAGCCACCGCCAGACGAGCCAAAGGGCTCGTCGTCCGGCTCGTCGGGAGGCTCAACACGAGGCTTTCACTACTGGCGCGAAATGCGCGAGAAAGAGCTGGCGCTTGCCGCGCAGCGTGAACGGCAGAAGCTCGATAACGAGCTCGTCGACGCTGCCGCCGTGCGCAACGCAACCGAGCAACTGGCGCGACAGGTGCGCGACCGGCTGCTGGCGCTGCCCGAACGCATTCACCTGCAGGTGGCGTTTGAGAGCGATCCGATGAAGGTGCTAGGCATGCTCGATGCTGAAATCCGCGATGGCCTGAAACAGATCTCGACCACGATCCTCGTCCCGCAAGGCCCGGCAGAACAATGAGCGCAATCGATGCATGGACGCTCGCCGCTGACGCATGGCTAGCGGGGCTCGCGCTCGACCCGATCGTGCAGGTGTCGGAGTGGGCAGACGATAACCGGCAACTGTCGCGCAAGGTCGCTGCCGAAGCGGGCGAGTGGCGCACGTCGCGGACTCCCTATCTGCGCGAGCCGATGGATTGCCTGTCGGTCACCAGTCCCGTGCAGGATGTTGTGTTCGTCGCCGGCACGCAGGTCGGGAAGAGCGAGACAGGCATGAACTGGCTCGGGTACTCGATCGACCGCGTGCCGAGCCCGTTCCTCGTCGTGCTGCCGACACTCACGCTTGCCAAACGGTGGAGCCGTCAGCGTCTCGCTGAGATGGTCGACAGCACGCCGGTGATCAAGGCCAAGGCCGCCGAGAAGCGCTCGCGCGACAGTGCGAACACGATTCTTGAAAAGGAGTTCGCAGGCGGCTCGA